AATTAGAATGTTTGCTGGAACAAACATTCCAACTGGATGGTTGTATTGTGGAGGTCAGGAATTAAATGCCACGGAAAATCCAATATATATATCTTTATATGATGTAATTGGAACTAACTATGGCGGATCAGGACAATCCAATTTTTATCTTCCTAATTTATCTCAGAAAATGCCAATTGGTTCTACTAGTCAAAATCAAAGATTTATTAATTATCAAGGAAATAATACTGTAGTTAGTTCAGGAAATAGTACTTTATCTTCAAACCAACTTCCTTCTTACACACATGATATGACTCATATTCATAATTTTAATATTTCTAATAATAATGCAATTCCCAATCCAAAGAATGCACTTAAATCTGGCACTAACGATCGTGTAGTTTCTATAGGTGATCCATATCAAGATGGACTTTATCCTCTTCAAAATTCTGATAATGCTGCTGGATCAAACAGTGCTAATTCTGGTGGATCCACTGAAATTTTACCTCCTTTTTGTGCCTTAAATTTTATTATTTTTTATGGACTTTAAGAATAAATTTTAAAAATCTTTTCATAATATTATAATAAATAATAATATGAGCAACTTTAACATTGAAGGATTTGGTCAATGTACTGCTACAAATTTTCCTAATAATAATTGTTTAATTACTAAATTATTTGCAAATACTTATATTGATAGTTCGGTAAATATAATTGGAGAAGTAAGGATGTTTACTGGAACAACATTACCATCTGGATGGATGTATTGTGATGGTAGGATGTTAGATGGTTCAGATTCTCAATATTCTGCTTTATATAATGTAATTGGAACAAATTACGGTGAGGGAGATGGGGAAACATATCAATTTAATCTTCCTAATTTAACTCAGAGAATGCCAATTGGTTCTACTAGTCAAAATCAAAGATTTATTAGTTATCAAGGTAATAATGTAGTTAGTTCAGGAAATAAAACTATATCTTCAAATCAAATGACAAATCATTCTCATACTTATGGAACTCACTTACATAAATTCCAATATGGTGATATAGCTCAAGTAATAAATGTCGCAGGTAATATGTTTAGTACAAGTGCAGTTAATACAAATTTTTGTAAGGAAATTGATCAAGATTATTATTTTACTAACTTAACCACTTCCCCTAATACCACCGAAACCAGTGGAAATGCTGGTAGCGGTGCAGATTATCTCCCACCATTTACAACTGTTAGTTTCATGATTTTTTATGGTTTTTATTCTTAATTTGAAGTTATTGTAACCCAACCAGTAATAATATATTTATCATCTGAAATTGGTTTTCTTCCAGCATGTGGATATGTCCAACACGCTGGAAATAAAATAAGTTTCCCTTCTTCGGGTTTGATTAAACCCTTGTTATATAAATCAGTTTCTCCACCTTCGTCAATTGAATTTAAATACCAAAGATAAGTTAAAATTCTATGATTATTTTCATTTTTATAAATTTGAAAATCATTGTGAAAAATATAAAACCCTTGATTTTTAAAATATTTTTGAATTTGAAATCCTTTGTCTGAAAAATTATTATTTCCTAAAATTATAATTTCTTTATTAACCTTCTTTATATATTTAAAAATAGCTTTATTTAATTCATTATATAAAACTTTATCAATATCTATCCATTTTTCTTTATCTTCAAATAAATGAAAATCTGTTGTATCTTTTATAGATTTATTAATTCCACCACTGGTACACCCATCGCGTTTATTTTGTTGATTTTCAAAACGTTCTATAATTTCTTTACAAATAGGACTAGATAATGAATTTTCTATACTAAGAACATAAAAATCATCTACTAATTTGTTATTATTGTTAACAAAAACATTTTCATTCATTTTGTTATTTATACAATTTAAAAATTACATTTAAATTCTTAAAAATAAAAATGATTTTAAATAATTATATTCCTGTAAATATAATTATTAACCATGAACTTAACACAAAAACCAATATTAAACAATGTTTTATGTCATAGAAACAAACATTCTCGTGATGAAAATATTCAATTCTCTGAAGAAGGACATAAATATCAGATTATAACCGATCCAGATTCAAAATATACTTCAGTTACAACATGGAATCATAGTCATTTTCCCCATTTTAAAGCAGATGAAGTAATTTTTAATATGATGAAAGGAAAGAATTGGAAAGAAGGTCATAAATATTGGGGAATGACACCGGAACAAATAAAAGAACAATGGGAGTCAAATAAAGAGGTTGTATCTTGTGCAGGAACCGATATGCATTATGAAATAGAATGTTTCATGAATAATTATATTTTCCCAGGGTCTTATACCCATAAAGAATTATATCAAATATATAATTCCGATTTTATTAAAAAAGGAAAACATGACCAAACAACTTTAGAATGGAAATATTTCATAGAATTTATTAAAGATACTCCAGATCTTAAACCATATAGAACTGAATGGATAATTTATCACGAAGAACTTAAATTAGCTGGGTCAATAGATATGGTGTACGAACACCCAAATGGGGAACTCTCAATTTACGATTGGAAAAGATCAAAAGACATTACAAGAATAAATACTTTTAATAAATATGCATTAACCGAAAGTATTTGTCATATGCCAGATTCAAATTTCTGGCATTATGCATTACAATTGAATACATATAAAGCAATATTAGAACAAAAATATGATAAAAAAATTATTGATCTTTATTTGGTTAGACTTCATCCTGATAATGAAGAAAAAACTTACGAATTAATTCAAATACCTGATTTGTCCAAAGAAATTCAAAATTTATTTGAACAAAGAATTAAAGAAATAATTAATGAAAATGCTTAAAATAATATTGTTAATTACATATATTAAAAATGAATTTATATTTTGATCATTATAATAGTTTTTTATTTTTATATTTTTTGGGATTATTAATTTATTGTTATAATATTTACCATGATTATTCACAATTAATAAAGGATCATGAAAATTTTTTAAATGATGGAGTCAGTGAAACATTCAAATCTATCAATGAAAAAGATGAAAAAGATAAAAATAATCAACCAGAAATTCCATATGAAAAAAAATATTTAGATCAGGTTCGTAATATGAGTAATGAATATGTTTTTTCTCTTGATGAATTAGAAAAAGAACAAAAAATATTATTAGGTTTAATAGAAAATAAAAAAAAATCCAATAACGACGAAATTATTCTAATAAACAATCAAATGGATGATTTGAAAAATCAATGTAAAGATGAAATATTGACAAAAGCGTTGCATAATGAAATAGAAATTTTAAAATCTAAATTAGTTCAATTAGAAAGTATGATTGATGAAGAAGAATTAAAAAAAGAAGCCAGACAATTTATAATTGATGAGCAACTGAAAAAATATAAAAAAAATTTTATAATAGAAAATACTCCCTTGGGAAATGTTTTAATGTTTTACAATCACGAAAAACTTACATTTGATTATTATTCCGATGTTACGATTCCCTATAGATTTTTAGAAACAGTGGCCAGAAAATATGTAATTATTTATAAATATAGACCCTTGTATATCGATATGGAAGAAGAATTGAAAAATTTCGAGCATAAATTGGAACAAATTGAAAAGGAAAAGGAAGTCAAAGAAAACGAAAAAAATATGGATAATGATAGCAATAATGAATATGACTTAGATCAAGATAAAAAGAAAAAAAATGTCTTTGCAAAATTTAAAACTTACAATAAAGAAGCAGGAACAGGAAAAGTAAATATGGCACCTCCTCCAAAAAATAGTATTCCTCTCAATATGGTAAATGTGAATTTAAAGGGTTCAAAAATGGAAAAAGATGGAAAAACCGAAAAAATATTATTGAAAGAGAGATCAAACAGATATTCTCATCAAGGTAAAATGGCTAATTTTAGTATTTTACAAAAAATAGATAGAAAAAAAGTAGATAAAAAATTTGCACTGTCATTTGCAGATTTTAAAAAATTACAAAATAATAACCAGGTATTATAAATATAATGTTTTAATATATTAACATGCAAAAAAAAAACAGTTTAAAAACCAAAAAAAAAAAATTACGAATTAAAAAAAGGAAACAAATTTCCTATAAAAAACCATATTATGGAGGAGATATTTTAAATAAAGTAAATAATAATGATGTTAAAAAAATAATGGATCAAGTAAAATTAGAGGGGAAATTTAATTTAGGAAATATAGAATTAGTTCAGAAAGCAGAATCTTTATTAAAGGGATTATTTTTACAGGCAACCGAAAATTTAGCTAAATTGGCTAATATAGATATAAAGGATTCTAAATCTGTAGATGAAAAATTATCTCAAATAAAAGAGGCGTTAGTAAATCCTGAAAATAAAGAAAAGTTAAAAATAATTATAAGTGAATTTGCAATTGATGCGTCTATTGCATTAAAAGCCTTAAGTCCTTTTTTACAAGAATTTTCTAAAGATATTGTTCCTATTTTAACAAAAACAGCCTCCGATGTGGGAGAATCTATTGTTAAAGTTGGATTAAATACTGCTGGAGCTGTGCCTGGAATTGGTATTATGATTGGAATAATAAGAAATATGGGAAATATAGGTGATGCTATTACCTCTGGGACTAATGCAGCAACCGAGATTTTAAAAACATCTTCGGATGCAATTAAAGGAACTTTAATGAATTATAGAAAATTATCTGAGGAAAATATGGGGCGTATTAATAATATCAATACCTCTATTAACGATTTTCAAAAATCCTCTCAAATCCCAACTAATTCTCTTTTAAATATTTCACAGAATATGATTCGAGGAGGAGGTAAATATAAAAAACTTTCAAAATAAAAATAAAAATGTTCAATGATGTAAATTTCTTTTCTATTTTATTTACATCATTATTTAAAAAAAAAACCTTTTTTACTTAATAAATATTCATTTTGACTTAATCCGTAGATTTTATTATATTTTCCTGAACATTGAATTGGTTTTTCTATTTTACAATTAATTATTTTAGTTTTTTTATAAGCAATATAATCACTCCCTCGACCGGTTGGACCACGATATCCAGAAATTTTCAAACTATCAATAGGAAGAAGACCAAGATTATAGGTCATAATAGTTTTATATAACATATAAATATTATTTTTTATTCAATTTTTTCCATTCATTAAATCCGTTACTTTTATAAATATTAAACGAAGTCCCAAGATGTGTCATTGCAATTAAATAGGCTTTTTTTTGTGTATTATTTAAACTTTTTAAATATTCATATATTTCAATTTGTTTTTCTTTATCATAACTATAAATAATTTCAGGAATAGGAATATTAATATTATCAAACATTAATTTTTGTTATTTATTATATACTATTTATATATTACGTTAATTTTATATTCAATTTTTATTTATACTAAAATATTTATTTATCGTATGATATCATGGCAATAAGTTCATTAGCCTTATTAGTTTTAAAACGTATTGAACTTTGATTCAACATTTTTGTTACACTTGTGTCAATTTTATATCCATGAGAAATTAAAAAAGAAAAAAGATCAGGAACCTCATCCACCGTCATCAATTCATTATTATAACTATTTACACCATTTAAAAGATCTAAACCGCGGAGGGAACTTAGACCAATACCACAAGTTTGAATGCGTCCACAATTAGTTGGTATTTTAAATGGACTTAAAGGGTAATATCGAATTCTCCTTGTTAATTTTAATAAAGGACCTCTTGGTGGTAAGTTCAAAGTAATAATATTAGAATAACATTGACTAAATGGATTATAATATGGTTCGCTAAATAAAGAAATAGTATTGTACATTTTAATAAAACAAAATAAAAAGATTAATAGAATAATTAAAAAAAATTGAAACAATTTTATAATTTATAAGTATTTTTAAACAATAATCAATAAACAATGTCAAATGCAAATAAAATTATTCAAGATGAAGAACAAATTAATAGAAAGAATGATTCAAAATTAGATGAAAATTTTGTACATACAAAAAATCTAAATATATATAGATATAAATTTACCGATGAAATAATTATTGAAATACATGATTTTGCAAAGATACATCAATTTGATGAAAGGAAAGATTTCAAAGATGCTTGGAATAATTGGATTATAAAAAACGATTCTTTAATTTCAACAGAAGTGCAAAGATTAATCGAATTAGGTTATGAAGGGGATGTGATCGATAAGATGTATAAAAGTGCACGATATTATTTCAGAAAAAAAACAACTGAAAAAAAAGAACCGAATAAGCGCCGTAACTATATTGGACTTCAAAAAGAATTATTAGAAAGTATGGATAATCATATAAAAAATAATATAAAAAATGAAGATTATAAACCTTCTATCGGATTTGATAATTTTTGTAAAGAAAATTTGAATTTATTGAAAATTGAAATTAATAAATTAATTCATTTTAATATAACAGATACACAAGAAATTAAAAATAAAATAAAAAAAACATATAAAAATAGATATTTTATGGTAATAAATAAATAAACAAATATTATTATGATATTTCAATAATTATGGAAATAAATGTGGAGTTATTAGGTCAATTTATAAAATTAAATGAAAAACATGAAAAACAATGTAAAGAAGAAAAAAATGATATAAAAATGGAAAAATATGATTCAAAAGTAGTAGAATTTTCTCATTTTGTTGAAAATGAAATTTATATAAGTAAAATAATTGATAAAAAAATTTTACCTAATAAAAAAAATGGTTTTTTTCGTTTTTTGACAGTTCAAGAATATAATATGATTAAAATATGTGAGGCAAATCAAAAAATCATAGAAAACGAAATAGAAGATACTATTTTTTTAAAAAATAAAAGATATTTAGTTTTGAAATACAAAAATATTGATGACAATGAAAATAATTCCTTTATCAATTCATTTATAAATATTTCGGAAAATAAACCTATAGTATTGAATTTAACAACAATTTATAAATATTTTATAGAAAATATATTATTTTTGGGAGAAAATAATATTAGATTAATTGATTTTTCATCTAATAATTTATCCTATAGCACTATTGATTCATGTATATACATGAAAAATTTTCAAAAATGCTATAAAAAAGTTAATTTGAATAGGATTTATGATAATTATATAATGCATGAAAAAAATATGGATATATTTATTCGAATAATAGAAAATACTGAATATTTTGGAAACAAACATTTTGATTTGTATTTTGCAAAGCAAATTATTGATAAAAAGGATTTATTTGTTATTTTGAATAATTTGGATAGTATAATAGAAGATTATATTGATAATTTATATTTCTTGAGATTTTTCTCTAAAAAGATAAAAAATGACTTGACTTTAAGTTGGAAAAAATATATTAAATCTATGAATATATTTGATAAAAATGAAACTAAAACAAATATAATTGCCGCAAATGATTGGAAATTATATTTAAGTTTGTTTTTGAAAAATTCCCATTCCCATTCTACTATTTGGGAAACATTCTGTATCAATAGTTTATTTTTGAATATTTCAATAACTTTATTGAAATTTTTTGAAATTGAAAATAAAAATTCAATATTGCACCAATACATTCAGTTTTTATTTAGTAATCTAGATATTATAAAATCAATTGATATGTTACAAAATGAGAGAAAATATAATAATTTCAT